TGACCACCACCTTCGCCAATCTGACCAGCCAGCAGTGGCAGCGGATTTTAAGCCAGATCACCGCGGTTTTAGACCGGATGTGCAGCGTGTCCTCAAGTAAGTTTAACGCGCTGAAAGACACCGCTGTTTCAATTTTAAGCGGCCTCCCCGGACAGCTTTACAGTATCGGGGCAGCCGCCATTGACAACCTGGTCTCCGGCATCAACTCCAGGCAGGAAGACGCCAACAACGCGGCCAGCAGCCTGGTACAGTCCGTGGTGGCCAAGTTCAAGGAAGGCTTCGGGATCAACTCGCCGTCCAAGGTCATGTTTGAGATGGGGGCCTACCTGATTGAGGGGCTGATCAACGGCTTGCAGGGTGACGAGCTCATGCGCTTTGTAGACAAGATGGTCGCGGATATGAAAGCTGCTTTTTGAAAGCGGAAATTTCGACATCCTGAAGACCATCCAGCTTATGGGCGATGGGGCCACTAAGCTTTTTGAAAGGCTGGGGATTAAGCTTGGCAACCTATCTGGCGCCTTGTTTGGCTCCGGCGGCATCCTGTTCCCAACCGACAGTAAAACCATCACTTCCCATTTCGGGTACCGTGATGATACCGGCGGTGTGGGCAGCAGCTATCACCAGGGCATTGATATCGGTGCTGGCATGGGTGAGCCCATCTACGCGGCTCTCCCCGGCAAAGTCGAGCTGGCTGGGCCCAACGGCGGTTACGGGAACTGCGTCATCATTGATCATGGTGGCGGGCTTAAAACCCTTTACGGCCATATGTCTGCCATCGGGACCTCCGAAGGCGCCAGCGTCGCCCAAGGCCAGGTCATCGGCTTGGTCGGCAGCACCGGGAACTCCACCGGGCCTCACCTGCACTTCTCCGTCATCATGGGCGGCGAGCAGATTGACCCGTTAAAGCTGTTTCCAGGCTTCGCGGTCGGCAGCCGGTACATTCCAAAAGATATGCTGGCCATGGTTCATGAAGGGGAGGCGGTGGTGCGTAAGAAAGACAACCCCTACGCCAACAGTGGCGGCAGCTTCTGGAGCGGTTTGTTAACCTCGGCCGTGAAACATGAGATCGCCCTGGCAAAGAACTACCCGGGCGTCAACGCCGGAAATCACCAGACCACCATCAACTACGTGACCAACAACATTGACAAGAGCGTCAGCCAGGATGTGACCTTCGCGGAAAGGGTTGAATCCCCGTCCGAAGTCACCTATGCCCTGGAACGCCTGGAAAGGGAGTTAGCCTTTGGATAAGAATTTAATCAAGCTGCAATTTAAAAGCGGCAGCGGGACCGTGGAGATGGGCAAAGGACTGACCTATCGGCTCCTTGAAAAGCCCACCGGCATCGAGGGCAGCGAGTACACCGTGGAGACTGAGAACAACAACCAGTATGACGGGGATACTGTGCTTGACCGCCGGATTGAAAAGCGCCCCATCTCCGTTACCTTTGAATATCCCGATGCCCGGAACGCTCCGGACAAGCGGGATTTTTTAATCGGGTTTTTTAACCCGAAGCGGACTGGCAGCCTGGAGGTTGACTACTGTGGCCGGAGGCGGTATATCGAATACGAAGTGGTGAGCGTGAAAGACAACCAGGCCAACCTGAACGAGCCGCTCAAGATGCTGGTGGAGCTGATCTGCCCGGAGCCAACCTTTAAGGAGATCTACGAGGATGAAACCGTCATTGAGACCTGGATTAATGGGTGGCAGTGGCCTTTTTCGCTGCCGTTTAAGATGCGTGAACGAGGCCCACAGCGACTGATGGTCCACAACAGCGGGCATCTGGCAACGCCGGTGCAGATCATCTTTCCCGGCCCTGCCCTAAACCCGCAGGTGATCAACCACACCATCGGAAAATTTATGAAGATTAACCGATCTCTCGGGCCTTATGATGTGCTGTATGTCAACACCGACTTTGGCAAGAAGAGTGTTGAGATCGTGCGGGAAAACGGCCAGCGGGAGAACGCTTTTGACTACATTGATATTCAGAATAAGTTCTTTGAGCTGGAGGTCGGGGACAATGACATCGAGTTTAAATGTGACGATGCCGATCTGGTGCCGCAGGAAGTGAGAATTCGGTACAGAAACCGCTATTTGGGCGTGTAAATTAATTTGATTCCCTTTTTGCTGTGAAATGATGGTATACTATTGTTATTTCATAGTATAGGGAGGATCAAGAATGAAAAGAGACGAGTTTATGCAAATTCATTGGAAGTACTATTTATTACTCGAGGAAGACTTTTTGAGGACAACTCGATATGTAGAATTGGATCAAGCGAATTTTGATACTTTTTCAAAAGAATATTATAAAATTTTTATGTCCATTTGCATGGAGTCCGAAGCATTGATGAAAGCAATTAGCGGTATTGGAGGGAATGCATATTCTAATATTGGTGACTTCGGTGCAGGTGTTTTAAATAAATATCCTGGCATAACTAACAAAGAAGTCAGCGTAAATTATACAAACATTATATTAAAGCCATATGATGGATGGCTCGCCAGTGCTGCACGAAAAACATTGAAGTGGTGGGATGCGTATGATGATGCGAAACATGACCGTGTAGCGATGGATTCAAAGGCTAATCTAGACAATGTTATAAATGCTTTGGCTGGTCTATACATACTTGAATATCTCTACTTGAACGAAATTGTGGATGTAGAGAATGAGCCAAATGTACCCGATGAGTTATCTCGATTGTTTACATACCGAGACGATGACCCAGATTGGGTCGCTCAAAGCACCGTGTTTTATAAAATGGTAAAAGTGTAAAAAGGTGGATTTGTGAACTTTATGAATAAAATATCAGAAATATATGGTTTGAAATTGGGAGAACCTTTCCGATTGAAGAATGTAGAATTAAATATTATCTACGACGGTGACTATTATTTTAGCGAGGACGGCTTTCATGGACCTAACGGAATGTTAGATGCCATGTTTGATTTCATGAATCTATTGATTGGAAAATACGAAATTGTTTTATAGAAATATCAACACCAGCACTCTACGGAGTGCTTTTTTGATGCCAAAAATCGGAGGTGATTAAATGGCAGAACAATATCACGGCTTCTGGGACGGCGGCGCGCTGTATGGACAGGCTGAGTTTAACCGGTACTTTGACCGGATTTATGAATCGGGTGTGGGTGTAAGGTCAAACGGCACCATGGAGTATGAGGTTACCAAAGCGTCTGCAACGTCATTAACCATTGCAGGAGACAGCTTCGCCATTGTGCGGGGCTTTTATTTATATACGCCAACGGACAAAACACTCAGCGTGACCGCCGGCAACCGAAAAGACCGCGTTGTGATTAAAATGGATAAAACAAAGCGAACCGTGACCCTGTACCTAAAGCAGGGAACCGCGGCGTCTGCGCCATCTCTGCAAAGGGATGACTATATTTGGGAGCTTTCTCTGGCGCAGGTAGTCGTAACAACTTCCGGCATTTCGAGTGTGACCAATGAACGTGCCGACAAAACCCTTTGCGGTGCCATACGCCCAAAGAACTTAAGCGAATTTAACGACTGGATGGAAGGCCTCAAGCAGCTGGCAAATACTTTGTTAAATGACATCCAGGTACGTTTTGATACCTGGTTCGCAGGCGCACAAGGGCGCACACCCAGGGAAATCTTTGTGCAGGATGCAAACACCGAGCCGGAGAATCCTTCAGAAGGAGCATTGTGGATTGCTTTAAATCCCGATTAATGGAGGGCTTGTATGGACCAATTACAACGTGTCAGCATTCGGTTTCTTAACCCCGATTTGAAATTGATCGGCGAGATTGCCAGGTACGGCTCATTGCAGTTTACCCGCAAATGGAACACGTACAGCGTGTTTGAACTGAAGCTCGGAACATACGACCCATTGCTGCTTCAAAACGGTCATTTTATTTTGTTGGAGGACGACCTCAATTCCCTGGGTTACATTACCCAGTTCAGCATCGAGGAGCGGTATTTTGAAAAAACAATCACCGTCAAGGGTTTTTGTCCGCGGTGGGTGTATTTTAACCGGCCGACACTGCCGCCAGCAGGAAAGGATGAAGACACCTTCAACACGGAAATTGAAAACATCATGCTTGGGCTGATGGAGCATAACTGTACGAACCCAGAGAACCCAAACCGAAAGCTTCCCAACCTTCTCCTAAGGGCCAGCCAGAACCGAGGCGAAAAGCTTTCTTTTCAGACGCGTTACAAGTGGCTTTATGAAGAAATGCAGAGCTTAAGCGAGCTTTCAAAGCTGGGCACCGGAACCGAGCTGGATTATAACAATAAAAAAATTATTTTTGAAGTATTACAAGGCGTTGACCGAACCTATGAAAACGGCGTTCGGGCGCCTTATACTTTTTCCAAGGATTTGAACCGGATCAACTCCCGAAACTACGCCGAAAGCGAGCTGGACTATAAGAACTGCGCTTATGTAGCTGGGCAGGGCGAGGGCGCTGACCGTGAGGTCATTATCCTAGGCAATGAGAAAACAGGCTACGACCGGCGGGAAATCTTCTTCGATGCCCGTGACATTGGCGAGGATGCCAACACAACGCTTGAGGACCGTGGAAAGGTTCGCCTCACAGAGTATCTTTACCAGAAAGATTTCTCGGCCGAGGTGGACGCCCGGGATTACCGCAAAAAATGGGACCTGGGCGACTTTGTGACCATTGTCGATGAAGAGACCGGTATTATTGAAGACCACCAGATTACAGAGGTTAAGGAAACTTATGAAAAGGGAACCAGAAAAGTTGAGCCGGTGTTTGGCCAAAAGCTCTCCGGGATCACAGACCGCATTAAGAAAAACACCACAAGCCCCGTATCCTACCAGGGCAAACAAGGCGAGCCAGGAGAAAACGGCAAAACGCCGAGCTTTCGATTAGATGAGGACGGCAATTTGTACGCAGTCTATGAGTGAGGTGAAACGATGTGAGCGAAATACTGTTAGGGAATATTAAAGGCCCGCCTGGGGACACGCCTTATATTAAGGATGGTTATTGGTGGATTTCCGGCAAAAACACCGGGGTGCTGGCCTCCCCGAAAGGAGAGCCCGGAAAGTCCGCCTATGAAATTGCCGTGGAAGAAGGTTTTTCCGGCACGATTTCGGAATGGCTGACCTCCCTCAGGGGCCCGTCTGGAGAAAAAGGCGAGGACGGGCAAGACGGAACAACCCCACATATCGGGGGCAATGGAAACTGGTATCTGGGGGAACGGGATACGGGCGTACAAGCCCAGGGACCAAAAGGCAATCCAGGAGCAGACGGCAAAGACGGCCTGACCACTGCTGTGAACATCGGCGGGATGACCACCCAGCATGTTAACGGCCTGATCACCATTCCAGATAATTCGATTCTGGCGGCCATCAACAGCGGCGCCGCGCTGGTGGGCCATGTTGTGGAATACGACAACACTACCGGAAAACTCCGAGACAGCGGGCACACCCTTTTAAAATCCGTTCCGGCAGACGCGGTCTTTACCGATACCGTGTACGTGCATCCGACAATTGCAGGTTACAAACATATCCCGGCAGGCGGCAAATCCGGGCAGATCCTTCGGTGGGCGGCCGATGGAACCGTAGCCTGGGGTGAAGACAACAATACCACCTATGGCATTGTAACGACCACCGCCAACGGTTTAATGATCGCCACAGACAAGATAAAACTGGACGGCATCGAGGCCGGGGCAAACAAGTACACCCACCCAGGCTACACCGCCTGTGTCAGCGGCTTGTACAAAATTACGGTGGATGAGCTTGGACACGTTAAACAGGTAACAACCGTGACCAAAGAGGACATTGTCGCTCTCGGCATCCCTGGACAGGACACCAACACCACCTATGGCGTGTTCACAGCGAACACCAACGGTTTAGTGCCTTTATCCGGCGGGGGAACCGCAAAGTACCTTCGGGCAGACGGCACCTGGCAGACACCGCCCAATACCATCTACACCCACCCCTCACATACGGCTTACGGCACAGGTCTATATAAGATTACGGTGGACGCATTAGGCCATGTGACCGGCGCTGTCGCGGCAACGAAAGCAGACATTACAGCATTGGGCATCCCAGGTCAAGACACGAATACCACCTACAGCCCCTTTAAAGGAGCCACCACCTCGGCCGCCGGGACAAGCGGGCTTGTCATCGCACCGCCAGCAGGAGCCGCCAACCGTTATTTAAGGTCTGACGGTACCTGGGCAGTGCCGCCTGATACCAACACGACCTATGGGGTGGCAACCCAGGCGGCGAATGGACTACTTTCCGCAGCGGATAAGAAAAAGCTGGACGGCATCGCCGCAGGCGCCAATGCCTACACCCATCCTGGATATACGGCCAGAGCTTCAGGGCTCTATAAAATTACTGTAGACGCACAGGGGCATGTCAGTGCAGTGACTGCAGTGACGAAAGGGGATATCACGGCCCTTGGGATTCCAGCCCAGGATACGAATACGACTTACAGCGTCGCGACGCAATCCGCCAATGGCTTAATGTCCGCGGCGGACAAAAAGAAGCTTGACGGGATTGCTGCGGGCGCCCAGAAAAATACGGTTACTGGCGTAAAGGGGAATGCGGAATCTGCTTATCGTACGGGTAACATCAACCTGACGCCAGCAAATATTGGCGCAGCAGCAGCTTCCCATAACCATGATCCTGTTTATGGAACCAAAATGCAGACAGCCGACCCGGGCAGCAGCGCCTTGGTCTGGTTAAAACTTTTATAGGAGGAATTTATGGCAGATCGAAGAGCAGAATATCGATTTAAGAATGGGACGGTCTGGGACCGCCTTTTATTCAGCATAATGGAGGATTGTATCATCGGTGGCTGGACACAATCGCTCACAAATGCGGCAAACTATCGGATCTTACCAGGTGGGCTTAAAATTCAATACGGAAGAATGAACGTACAAACAGCCTCAAACAAAAACCTGGATTATTATCTTACGTTGCCGATTGCGATCACGGGAGATACCGACAAAGCTTATGTAGCAGGGTCACTTGCCAATGAAACAGATCCTTGGCAAGCCGCGCAGATTAACACACACGCCAAGATCGTCTCAAAGACGCAGCTGCGTTTTGTTAACGTGTCCGGTTTAAACCCAAGTGCGTGGTACGAACTGCGATGGCTTTTGCTTTCATATTAAGGAGGAAACAGATGTATTTAAAAATAAGCGCCGACAGCTATACCTTTTACGATATTGATCCTGAGAAGGGCGAAATGCCCGATCCAGGGGATATTGAAGTTTCTGATGGGGACTATGTGGCGTTCCAAAGCCTCATAACACCCGACATCGTTGCACAGGTGATCGAGCCCGAGCGGCAGCAGCCTGAAAAAGGCCTGTCTGGTTACCTTGAAATCTTCGACAAAAACCAGCCTTATCTGCGAATGTTTGACGAAAATGCTTTCGGTTTTGTTTTTCCAGGCGTATTTAAAATTTTGCCAACCGATCATTGGGTTGACCAAGCAGAATACGACCAGTTTTTTAAAGCACAAAGCCAGGGCGAGCAGTTCCGGTTAAAAGCAGAGCAGCCAGAGACCGGCGGGCTTTTCGATCGGATCGAAACTTTTACCCCTGAGCCGATCGAGGTGCCGCCAAGTGAGGCGGATATCCTTAAAGAGCAGGTAGCATTGCTTGATGGCGCTCTAAACGAAGTATTGTTTACCATTCTCCCAGAAATGCAGGGAGGTGAAATCTGATGGAAGGAGGCAAAAAAGATATGGCAATGTACATGGCAGCCAAGATCATGGATGGTCAGCAGTCCTACGCGAAGGTATTTAGCATTAAAATGTACCAGCGTTACCAGGACGATGTTGACGCGATCCTGATCGCAGAAGGCAAAGAAGAACTCATTGAAAAGTAGGATTCATAAGGCGCTTATTCGGCGCCTTTTACAGGTTATGATGTTTGAATTTTTAAATTGGATAAACGAATGGGCGGGCTTGATCATGAGCCTGGTGGTCGGGGTGGGCTTTTTCTGTAAGCCAATCCGGAACTGGCTTCGGAAGAAACTCATCGAGCCAGACGAGCGGCAGGACCAGTTGATCGCACTTTTTAAAGAAGCGATTCTGGCCATCCTGCACGACCGGATTTACGCTCTCTGCCACTTTTATTTGGAGCGCGGCTATATGGAAACAGATGAATGTAAAAACCTGGAGCATCTCTATGAAGCCTATGAGGCTTTAGGAGGGAATGGCACCGGGAAAAAACTACGGGATCGGTGCATGGAGCTGCCGATCCGAAAGGAGATTAAAGAATAATGGAATACATCGTACAAGACTTCTTAATTTTAGTCCCTGTGCTCTACGTGCTGGGGCTTTTTTTAAAGGGCACACCCAAAGTACCAAACTGGTTAATTCCTTGGATTATCGGCGTTTTAGGCGTTGCTTTGGGCTTTGGTATCGGCGGGTTTAATGTGACCGCTGCGATCCAGGGCATTCTGGCAGCAGCGGCGGCGGTTTACGGGAACCAGCTGTGGAAGCAGGTCGTGAACGGCGTAAATGAAAAGAAGGAGAACAATGAAAATGAGCAAACAAAATGACGTCCGGGCAGCCATGCACGCGTTGATCGGAACCTCCGGAGAGGATATCCAAAACGCGTACGGCATGCAGGGAGACTGGTGCATGATGACCATCTGGGTCGGCTTTCAAAACGCCGGGGCGCCTGATTGCCTTTGCGGTGGCGAAAAGACCGCCTGGGTGCCGACCTGTTGGGAATATTACCAGTCCCGTGGCATGACCGGCACCGAACCCCAAGCAGGCGCGCTGACCTTTTTCGATTATAACGGAAACGGCACACCCGATCACATCGAGTACTGCGATGGCAGCAATGGCGATGGCACCTTTAACGATATCAGCGGAAATAGCGGGCAGGATTACGTCTTTGCCGAATGCGTCGGCATGTCCGGCGTGCTGGGCTTTGCCTACCCAGATTATGGAACAGAAGAAACGACAACGAACACACAGGAGGAACAGAAAATGCAGTTTATTTTTCAACCAAACGACGAAAGCTATATGGCCTATTATGATGGGACAAACATTCATCCATTACATCACCCGGATGAAGTGACCGCGATCAGCATGTGTTACAAACAGTGCTTTGGTCAGGATATCCCGATTTTTAAGCTTGGAACAAATGAAGCGCCCTGGGCTACGCGATTCATGGAAGCAGCGTCACGATAGGAGGCAAAAAATGAGCGAAAAAACAATGGAAGAACAGGTCTTAGGACAGGACCATGAGCTGGACACCGAGGTCAAGCCGGTTGCGTTGTCGATCGAGCAGGCCATCGCGCTTTTAAAGCAGAACGAAACAGCGTAAAAGAAAAGGCCGTCCTTCGGGGCGGCTGTTTTTTTATTGAATCCACGAGAACAACATGATATAATTTAGTTAGCACGGATGGATCTAAGCCTCCTTGCTCTATATGTACACTCCCCTGGTCTAAAGATCCTTTGATCGGGGGATATTTTGATAATTTAAAGAGTTGGAGATATCCAATGTATGTTGGATGAAAAATCGCCTTTAACGAATTGGTTAAGGCGGTTTTTGATTGTTTAAAACCCGCTCAGCGAGGGTATAAATAATACTGAACACACATACCTCTTACTTTTTAAAATACAAATTACTCTCCCCATTAACTTTTCCTTTTTTAGAACTCTCGGTCTTCGGATCGAGAGTTTTTTGTTTTTTGAATGATAGAGTGCCGAAAGCGGAAAATGCGGCTTATTTTTCTGCAATCTGGCAATCTAAAGGCACATAATCCTGCGTCACCATCCCCATAGCAGCATTCGCATCATACAACCATTCCTCAGCCTTAGAATGAGGTATAATCACTGGCATCCGGTCATGGATGGCCACAACAGGCTCAACGGGTGCCTTGGTCAGAATAACATATTCCGACTCGTTTTCATGCTGCCGGAACACCCCGCCAATATAAAGTGCCTCATCGTCCTCAGCCTGAAAAATATATTTGTTCTTTTCCTTGTCCCACTCGTAAAACCCGATAGCCGGCACAATGCAGCGCCGTTCCAGAAAGTCTTTTTTGAAGGTTTTCTTTTCGAGAATAGTTTCTGAGCGGGCATTAATCAGCAGCCCTTTTCTAAAAGAAACTTCATAACCCCACTTCATTACTTCTAAACTCTTTCCATTTTGATCCGGTGTCGGCGCATAGATCGGCGCCATGTTGGAGGGATAAATATCGCCCTTCTTGACCGCAAAGTTATGCTTACGGTTTACTTCTTCGATTATTTCTCGTATTTCCGCTTGCTCTTTATCGCTATATAAAACATATCGTCCGCACATTTTAGACACTCCTTTTCATACTTTGTTTTTCTACCTATATGCCCATAAGGTTTTCTTAAAATCAAACTCCCATGTGGTCTAAGAAAACATAAAGCAAATAAACGTTCGACTTTTTGAACGAATGTTTGTAAAATGTAGAAGAAATAACTTTTCTTGAAGGGGAAGTAAAATGGAAAGAAAAGATAGAGTTATCCTGCACAGCGACTGCAACAGCTTTTACGCAAGTGTCGAAGCGCTGCACCATCCAGAACTCGCAGGCCTGCCATTGGCAGTGGCGGGAGATCCAGAGAACCGCCACGGGATTATTCTTGCCAAAAACCAACTGGCGAAACAGCACGGAGTCAAGACCGCTGAGGCCATCTGGGAGGCAAAGCAGAAATGTCCTGGCCTTGTTGTTATTCAACCTGATTATCCACTCTATTCCAAGTTCTCCAAAATGGCAAGGGCGATATATTACGACTATACAGACAAAGTGGAGCCCTTTGGCCTCGATGAAGCCTGGCTCGATGTGACCGGAAGTGTGCATTTGTTCGGAAGTGGCGAGGAAATCGCCCAGGAAATCCGGAAACGCATTCGAGAAGAGCTCGGGATTACGGTTTCCATTGGCGTTTCATGGAACAAGATTTTTGCCAAGTTTGGCAGCGACTATAAAAAGCCAGACGCTGTCACCAGCATTACCCGGGAGAATTACAAAAAAATCGTCTGGGAAAAGCCCGTGGGCGATCTGCTCTATGTCGGCCGGGCCACAGAAAGAAAACTGCGGAAACGGGGCATTGATACAGTCGGGCGGTTGGCAGAAGTCCCCGTTACAGAGCTGCGTCTCTGGTTTGGAAAAATCGGAGAAGTGCTCTGGACATTTGCCAACGGGCACGACATCAGCGAGGTCAAGCTTTTTGATCCGCAGCACAATGACAACGATAGAGTGATTAAAAGTATCGGAAACAGTATCACCACACCGCGGGATTTGATTTGCGAAAATGAGGTGAAATTGGTATTATATATGCTTACAGAATCTGTAGCAATGCGCACCAGAGAAGCTGGGTTTAAATGCAAAACCTTTGCCATTTCAGTCCGGGATAAAAACCTGCAGAGCTTCACCAGGCAGCTTAAACTGGACAAGCCAACTGATATTACCCGGGAGATGGCCGAAGCCGCCATTAAGCTGTTTAAAGCCAATTATAACTTTTCCGACCAGTCCGCCATCCGGTCACTGGGCGTCCGGGCGTGCGACCTGATTGGCGCCGCCACACCGGTACAGCTGGATCTGTTCGGCAGCGAAGAACAGCGTATCCGGCAGGAGCGCCTTGACAATACCATCGACAAGCTTCGGAGCCGCTTCGGGAATAACATCGTCCGCCGGGCTATTACACTGGGAGACACAATGTCCGAATTAGACCCGAAACGGGACAACGTGATTCATCCGGTAGGCTATTTCTAGGGGGAGAAGATAAATGCAGTATGAAAAGAAATACGTCGAGGTCATCGCAAAGATCAGAGAAAATGGCAGCATTGTGCCCATGTATATTGGCTGGGAGGACAACCGTTATTTTAAGGTTGATGAGGTTATCGAGGTGCGGCAGGCTGCATCCCTCAAAGCAGGCGGCCAGGGGATACGCTTTCAGGTGCGTATTGGAAACGCCATATCTTATGTGTACTATGAAAAACCATGCTGGTTCGTGGAAAAGCGAGTAAATTGAAAGGGGGAAAGAAGGATGAAAATCGCACAAGAGTATAAAGGCTATTACTTGGATGTATTCTACAAGGGCGGGGTTGTGAATGGCATTATCCAATAAACGCAGGATCGACTTCAGGGGCTGACGGTTGAGAAAGTTGTACGGGAGTTTAAGAAGAAAGTAAATTTGATCAGCTAAGCTACTATAATAGTATAGGGATTCATCGAGCACGCATGTTGTCGTGCTTTTTTATGCGATTTTTTGCATTAACTAAAGCGATTATAATATTTCGCATAAATAAAAAAACGGCCATTTTTAGCCGTTTTGGAAGGTGAATATAATACTTACATCTTCGCTCCCAATCTCAACCCGTTTGATAAGGGAACGAACAAGCGCTTTCTTTTTCTGAATATCATTCGATTCAAAAACACGATTGACAGATTCAAAGATTTCCTTATAATCATCGTAGGATTGTGGTTTTGGTTTATTGTACTGACACAGTTTGTCTTCGAGGGATTTCTTTTCAGCGTAAAGGGTGTTAATTTTTTGTGTCAAAGTTTCCATGGGCAACTTGTCCAGAGCATAGAGATCCATTAAGTTGTTAAGTTGCTTATCACAGTCGGCAATCGCGGATTCGAGCTGTACGATAGCGTTTCCGTTAGCGGAACTTTCGTCGGTAATGGTGTCAAAATAGTCTCGATTAAACGCGAGTTTCTTAATTTCATCAATGATAAGAGCGTCTAATTTTTTCGTTGGCCAGTTTTTTGTTTTGCACTTTTTCTTCCCGCGGTTGCCTTTCTTTTTCTGGTTTGGCGTACAAGCATAGTAAGAATACTGAATCCCGTTGCACCTTGTTGAACGGACGCCACATCGACCACCGCAATCAGCGCACCAGATAATACCTGTCAGGAGATAGTGTGTCTGTCGCCCCTTAAATCTTGTACAGGATTGCATTAATAACTGGACTTGTTCGAACACTTCTAATGATACAATTGGCTGATGCGTACCATTAATATCTTCGTCGTTAAACCGTATTTTTCCGGCATAAACTGGATTTTCAAGGATATACTCAATGGCATATGGATATGACCAGGCTTTCATACCAGGGTACTTATCCTCCATAGTATGTGCAATGCTAGAGAAGCCATTCCCCCTTAAGTATAATTCGAAGATTTCGCGAACAACTGCCGCTTTTTCTGGTTGGATTGTTAGAATCCCTTTATCAAGGGTGTATCCGAAAGGAGCCCGAGACCCGTGGTGAAAGCCGGCCTTCGCCCTTGCCTCCATGCCGGTATGCATCCGCTCAAGAATCTGCTCTCGTTCAAGTTGGGCGAAAACAGAAAGAATCCCGACCATTGCCCGGCCAAAACTGGTGCCGGTGTCAAAACTCTCATTCACAGACACATAATCAACGTGGTGGGGGAGAAAGACATCTTCAATCAAGTGCAGCGTATCTTTCTGGCTACGGGATAGCCGATCCAGCTTCAAGGATACCACCACATCCAGATTACCGGCCTTAGTGTCATTAATCATCTTTTGCATGGCCGGACGGTCCAGCTTAGCGCCGGAGAAGCCGCCGTCAATATATTCCTCGGCAATCGCCCAGTCATGGCTCTGGCAATAGGCTTCAAGTCGCCTTTTCTGTTCGGGAATAGAGAAGTTGTCCACTTGTTCTTCTGTCGAAACGCGGATATAGAGACCCGCTCTCTTTTTCATATCAAAGACCTCCTAAAAAAGGGTATAAAAATACCCGGTATTGAGTTTTACCGGGAGGTCTGATATAATAATCTTGTTCAAGGATGTATATAAGGCCTCTCGGTTTTGTATATATCATCGCCTCTGTGTTGGTAGCACAGGGGCGTTTTTTTATGCGTGCAATTCCCTTGTTCTTGCACAGAAAACAAGAAAAATAGACGATTAAGTGCGCAAAAACATAGATTTTGCACACTACATCTTTCCTAAAACTTTACCCTCAATCCGCACAGAATCCCATTCATGAATTTTAATCGGTTTATACTTGGGATTGTGGGAGATCAATTCGTTTTCGCCGAGTTCCTTGATAAGCGTTTCACCATTCAGAACAAAAATACCGATATCCCCGATTTGCAGGCAGTCATTGCCAAGGTCAAAGAACAGCACGTCTCCGTCGGAAAAGGTGGGCTCCATGGAATCACCAGTAACAGGAATAACGTGATTTGCACCGGCTGGAACACGATCAGCGGGATAGCTAACTTGGATCATGTCGACATTATCGGCATCAACCCCGAGGCCTGCGCCTGCGCCCCCAGTGCGGTAGTTGAGTTCAACTTGTTGCTCATGGTTTTGCTTTTCATCGTAAAATTGGATGATGTTATCCGGTTGGTTCATTACAGTATTTGTGTATTCTTCTTTGAGTGCTTGAAGCTCAGCTTTTTTCTTCTGATCCGTTTGCTGTTGCTTGAATTGGTTATAACGGTCAAGTTCGATATCAAGAACGCTGTTTATCACCCTTCGTCCAAAGGAGTCTAGTGATTTGTATTTTGATATCAATTCTTTATCCGAGGATGAAAACTTTGGCTCCTCTAATCCAAGATCAAGAAGATCTATAAACTCGTCCGCTGACAGCGAAAGAGCGTGTGCGAGAGAAAGAATTGTTTTATATCCTGGGTTTTCTGTAATGCCATTAATTATTTTGTTAATTGTACTTTTTGGTACCCCCGAAATATCTGACAGTTCATCGAGAGATACATTCTTTATTTTGCTTAATTGTTTTATTTTTTCCAGTCCCATAACGAACCTCCTACATTAAGTATATCCAAATCGAGACTAAAGTCAAGAAAAATATTTCCAAATTTGGATTAAAATTTCTTGACATGATCCTTATTTGGATTTATAATAAGTTTAAGAAATCCAAATTTGGACAAAGGAGGTGATGATATGCGAAAAACACTCATAAAAAGAATGATCGATGAGGATATTACAAACAGTGACTTGGCTAAAACGATTGGCGTAACAGAAAGAACAGTAAAAAATAAAATTTCTGGTGAGCTAGATTTTAAGTTAAGTGAGGTGTTGAAAATTCGCAACAAACATTTTCCAAAAGAAAAAATCGAAGCTCTGTTTGAGGATTTCCCTGATAAACAGAGCGATAAATTTAATACTGCTCATACATGTTCATGACATAAAATTTCCCAACTACTCAGAAAGGAGCTAGTTCAAAAATGAACAACAAGGTAAACATTAAAAACCTAAACGGAACAACTGTAGTCAGTAGTCGTCAGATTGCAGAAGATTTTGAAAAAGAGCATAAGAAAGTCATTCGGGATATCGAAAACCTGATGGAAAAGACATCGGGCCAAAATTGGACCGATCTTTTTATTCGAACAACTTACAAAGATTCTTATGGAAGGGAGCAGAAGGAATACCTTTGTACGCGCGATGCTTTTGCATTACTTGGAATGGGATTTACCGGAGAAAAAGCCATTCAATGGAAGTTAAAATACATCGAAGCTTTTAACCTAATGGAGGCTGAGATGCGAAAAGCTCCGCTCACGGATCGACCCGGTGAGATTGCAAAGCTGATCAACGCACTATCTTCTGTCATGCAGAGAAACGACTCGGCGCCTGTGGATGTAGCCCGTAATACCCAGCTTATCTGTGAGCAGTATGGTATCCGGTTGATTGATGGGTTCGTAAGAGTTCCGAATTATGAGCAGATTGGATTATTGCAAGGGTAGAACTTGAAACCCCCGACCAACCAGAAAGGAGATAGAACATGGAAATTAAAACGGTAGAAATAATCCGCGATAAAGAAAGAAGTATTATTAAGATAAACGGCGAAGAACTCAAACGAGTTTTAGATTATAAATTAACAAGCTCTGGACAAAATAGCGCAGAGCTTGAGTTGAAAATTTTTTTGCCATTCGGCATCACGAAATTTGAGTCATAAGCCAACTCATAATTGTGGAAGAAACCGCACTAGTAAACCACGAATTACGTTCCATTACTGCCGAAAATTTCGAAAAGATTCCTTTGTTTGGTGGAACTTGATTATCAAGAATCATTTCTAGTAGTGAAACTATCTTTTGCAAAGATTCTTTATCTTCGGAATTGCATTCATTAACATCAGACTTTAATTGAGATAATGATGACTTGTAGTTTAGAGTAACGTTTTGTTGAGTTCCGATAACCGAACCGTAAGCATTGTTAATATGAAATATAGGGGAGTTTTGGGGTTGAGACTCAAATTCTTTATAATTTAGTCCTTTGTGTGTGACAACAATATCAGCAGCTCCGCCCGTGTAGATTTTGTAAGAAATATACTCGTTTTTGGCTAAAAAATCAAGTATGGTTACAAATTCACTTTCTGTCATATCAGAATATATTTCATTAATACGAGTGACATTGTATTCTTTCGGGTCGTTTTGGTAGTTCGCAATTAAGTCATCAAGAACTTTCTTTGATTTTTCAGTTAGCATAACAGATTAAAAATTTCCTTTCCTGAATTTCGGTACATTAATACCGATAAGGAAAGTATATCACATTTACAGCGAAACAAAAAGAACCAACCAGAGAGGAGGTAGGACATGGAAATAGCTGGAAAAACAATTAAAGAGTTACTAATCCTCTCAAAGGAAGATCAGGCTCTTCTTGCCTGTATATCTGATGAGGAAATCATTAACGAAGACGAGATTGAGGTAATATGTGTGCCGTATTAAAGAATCAATTTAGTCTAAATTGTTGTTTTTATTTGGATCAGGGTTTGAAACGGGAGTTTCGATACCGTTGATATTACGAATGTGATAATTTGGATAGTTACCATTCTTAATTTCATTAACAAATTCTTGTCGAGTCATGTCATTACCAGTGAAATTATCATGAAAGTTCGTGTTGCGACCACTATCCTCTTCATGTGTTACTTTTATACGTTTTGGCATAAAACCTCCTAAATAAATACGACACACATATATCTAATTGTACCATATTTACAGCGAAACAAAAAGAATTCAACGAAATAGGAGATCATCGAAATGACTAAAAACCAAAAGAAATTAGAAACTTTACTACTAAACCGTATTGAAAAAGAGATGAAATGGGAAGATGTTGAGGGGTCCGATGTTGCTACTGAACTTGCACACGAGCTTGTCTATTTATGGAGCGTTGTTGGAAGCGATGATGTTGACCCGGATTCTGAGACTGAAGAAGTGGAGATAGAAAAAAACAGCAGCGATGGACTGCCAGCAGAAGAGGAAAAAGTGATTTCAATACCTGTTGAAGTGGAGCTTGATAATATTTTTACAGGACTCGATCTCATTTCGGAAAAGGTAAGTGAAATTAATGAAGATTTGAGAAGAACAAACGCTTCAATCGATTTGGCAAGTTCTGGTTTAGATTCGCTTCGTAGACAATTGCCGACGGACTAATGGGTATATTGAAGTATTTTATCTAAGCACAAGCACACCCAGCCAGCAGTATTAACGGGGCCGCAAAAAATCCTCCTTTCCAGTATATATAGTAACTCGTACGGTTTTGAACAGACGACAAGTATTCAGTTCGCGTCAAGCATATTTTTACTACTTGCGGCCTCGTTAATCGTGCTGGTTGGGTTTAGGAGAAAACAATGGAAAAACAAGCATTATGGCAGGCATACCACCTGCAACAAGAAAGAATAAAGAGCATCCCGAAATGGGACAAGGTCGCCCTTGCAGGTGCCAACATGGCCTTGCAGGCGTACCGAAAACAGTTAAAGGAGGCATAGAAATGGCTGTTTACTTACAGGATTGCAACAGGAACCCGATTAAAGACCCGAATTATATTCTCGTAACGCCAAATGTTATGACGAGCCAAGCATACCGGATCATTTTGGAAGAGATGGAAAAGCGTAAGAAGGATCAGGAGGCCGCCTCATGAACCTAAGTATCGCAGGCCTACCCTTCGTCCTCCTCGGCATTGCTGTCTACGGCGGCATCTGCCTGGCAGTCCGGAATGGGTGGCTATGGAAGGATTAATGCTGGAGATTTTGATCTCCTTATGCCAGACGGGCGCAAAGATTTATGGGTTTGCGCTTGGGTTGATCGGGATTGGAATTGGAACGGTTGTTGGATTGGCGATATTGGTCGCAAAGGAGGAAGTGAGTAGGAAATGAAAGTAGTATGGTATAGCTGCGGCGTGAGTAGTTTTATTGCGGCGCATCTCGCGAAAAATGTGGATTGGCTGATCTATTGTCACATTGAAAATCAGCACCCGGACAGTTTACGCTTCCTGCGTGATTGCGAGGAATTTTTCGGAAAAAAGATCGAAATAATGCAGTCCAACCACCAAAGCGTCGAGAAGGTTGTGGAAAAATATCGATTCTTAAACTCTCCGTATGGTGCAAAATGTACGAACGTCCTTAAAAAGCAGGCGCGCAAAGAGTGGGAGAAGAAACAGGATGAACCGCTTACCTATGTTTGGGGCTATGACTGCACCGAAAAACACCGGGCAGATCGCTTAAAAGAATCCGAACCGGATATAGTCCATGAATTTCCGCTCATCGATGCCGGATTAACAAAAGCAGATTGCCACAAGCTTTCTAAAAAACTGGGCTTAAAACGGCCAGCAATGTACGACATGGGCTATCCGAACAATAATTGTATCGGCTGCGTAAAGGGTGGCATGGGTTATTGGAATATGATTCGCAAAGATTTTCCGGAAGTTTTTAGTCGGATGGCAAAATTAGAACGGGAGATCGGGCACAGTTGCATAAAGAATTGTTTTTTAGACGAACTTTCCCCGAACCGGGGCAGAAAACCTAAACCAATTTTAGAACAATAAAAAAGGTCCCAAAGCGAGACCAACGCAATTAGGGACCAAGTAGTATGTTATTTCACCAACAGTATACCACAGAAATGGAGAAAAAACAATGAACCAATACATGGGCGTTCCGCCATAAGGAAGCTGTGCGACGCCATATAACCCCTTTAAGTCAAAAGCCTGATCCGCAGGGCTAAAAACGCGGAAATAAAAAACTAAATCGGTTTGTAAAAAAGTACACAAGATAAAAACAGACGGGAATGAGCGCCCGTCCAACCTGAACAGTCAAATTTTTAAGCTTTAATGGATTAGAGTGTCATGCCAGCACCGCAGTGGCGTATATCTGCGGCACCTGTTTTAATTTTTATGAAAAAAGCCGGGTGACGTTGCAGCGTCATCCCGGCCAATATGAAAACTACCTAAGAAAAGTATATACCCTTTGGAGGAAAAATGCAAATGTATTTTCCGTATGAGAAGCAATGCACCCGGTGCGGCCTGATTTATGAGTCGCATTGGCCGATTTTAGACGAGCCGTTTGTGTGTCCGCACTGTGTCCGGGAATCATGGAAACAGCGCAAAGAGGCGCTGGTGAAGCGGCGGAAAGGAAGGGAATAATGAGAATGTTTGAAAATGAATCGCCATTAAAAGCTTTAGAAATGGTAAAGGCGCACGTGGTGGCCTCAAACGACCAGATCGAAGCGCAAGCTGAATCACTTCGATTATTGATCTGGAGAAATGCAGAATTGGAGATTGAAAATAGAATGCTCCAAGACCGCAACAATGAACTCCAAGCTGAACTGGAGGCCCTAAAAATGATCGAGCATCCTGACATTACTAGAGCGCTCCGAACCGGTTACCCCGATGTGGACATCGAATATCCACCGCATTGCCCAGCCTGTGGCTGCGAGTGCGATTATTTTTACCGGGACTGTTCTGGAGCGGTTTTCGGCTGTGAAAACTGCGTAGAGCGGGTGGATGCGGAGGCGGACGATGAAACGTAACGTAGAGGTGCTTGAGGCGGCTAAACGCCTTGAGGCCTATAAAATCAAGATGCTAAAAGGCAACCCGCATCTGGCAGCAGATATTGATACCGTGCTTCAGTATGTGCGGGAGTCGATGGAGGAAGATAAATGAAACCCTATGAAATGAACGAAGTCTATGAAATATCCGAAACCTACAGAGGCGTCATTGCAGCCATTGAAAATGAGGAATGCACCGCTGATGCCATGGCCGAGGCGCTTGCCATCATTGAGGATGAATTCGAAAGCAAGATAGACGCTGTGGCTTGCCTGATCAAAAACATGAAAGCCAGAGCAAGCGCTATAAAAAATGAAGAACAAGCCCTTCAAAAACGGCGAAAGACCACGGAGGAGCGCGCCGAATGGCTGGAATCCTGTTTGGCAGAGACGCTGCTGCAAAATGGTAAAAAGAAACTTGAGACACCCCGAAACAAGCTTTCCTTTAGACCTTCCGTAAGCGTCTTTATTGACGATGAACTGGAGCTGAAAGCCATGCATCCCGAACTGACAACCGTTAAGACCGTTGTTACCCCAGACAAAAACGCCATCAAGGCAGAGCTTAAAAAAGGGGTGCATATCAATGGCGCGTACCTTGTCGAAAAACAAAACTTACAGATTAAGTGAGGTAAGAAATGGACCTTAAGTTTGATTGCCTGAGCGCCGAGGACATTGAATGCCGAGTCGCAATGGTGAAACAAAATGGCTTGAGTCTGTTGCTGTATAAGGACGCAAGATGCGACATGCGGCTATTGGACAAGACTGTGGGGCCGATGAATTGGCAAAGAAAGCATGAGTTTAAAGATGGCCGCTTATACTGCTCCGTCGGAATATGGGATGACGACAAAAAACAGTGGATCTGGAAAGAAGACGTCGGCACTGAAAGCAACACGGAAAAAGAAAAAGGGCAGGCGTCAGACAGCTTTAAACGCGCTTGCTTTAACTGGGGAATAGGCCGCGAGCTTTACACTGCGCCTTTTATCTGGATCAGCAGCCAGAAGGCTTCCATAAAGCAGAACGGACAGCGTTATGCTTGTTACGATAAGTTTATCGTGTCAAAAATGGACGTAGAAGATGGCGTGATTTCGGATCTGGTAATTACTAAGGAAGGCAGCGGTGTTGTTTATCGCATGCGTCCGGATGAAGCACAACAAGGATGCGCAGATATCCCAGAGGGACCACCGCAAGGCATTAGCGATAAACAATTAAAGCGATTGTTCGCCATCGCTGGTGAATACGGGGTTACCAAAAAACAACTCGATAAGACTTGTATGAACTATTTCGGAAAAGAACATTTAAAAGACATGACCAAGCCCGAATACGACAAACTGGTCAGTGTCGTTGAAAAAGCACCAAAGACAGGAGGAAAAGCATGAACAAAGTGATCCTGGTCGGGCGACTCGCCCGCGATCCAGAATTGAGAACAACCGGCAGCGGAAAGTCCGTGGCGACCTTTTCGCTGGCTGTTGACCGGCGATATAAAGCAGAAGGACAGCCAACCGCCGATTTTTTTAACATTGTGGCATGGGGTAAACAGGCCGAGACAATCTGCCAGTACCTTGGCAAAGGCCGACAAATCGCTCTGACCGGGCGATTACAGTCCCGATCCTATGACGCCCAGGACGGTACTAAAAAGTACGTGACAGAAGTCATCCTGGAAGAGTTTGATTTTATCGGCAGCAAGAATGACAGTGCTCCACAGAATAGCCAACCTCAAGAGGACATGGACTTAGGGGAAGATTTCCATTTAATGGCCGATGATGACGAAGTGCCCTTCTAAAAACGGGAAAAATAAGACAATCAGAAAGGAGGTGTTCCATTGAACTATTTAAGTGAAATTTTAGCGTTCTACAATTGGTTAGAGATGAATCCGATGCCAGCATCCGCGATTGACCTTTGGCATGCGTTACTGTACACAGCCAACAAATCGGGATGGGCGAGCGAATTCTCCGCACCAATCTCAATACTAAAAATTCGAACCGGCTTAAATAAAGACGCCATCTACCGCGCAAGGAACACCTTGACACAAATGGGCCTAATTGAGTACCGAACCCGTGGCGGCAACCAAAGCGCCGTGTACAAGCTTTATTCCATTGCGTCGGTTAAACCGACACAGGGTGCAACGCAGACCGCCACCCAAGAAGGGCCTGTGTCTGAAATAGCGACACAGACCGCGACACAACCCGCAACGCACACCGCGACACAGACCGCGACACAACCCGCGTCACAGGCCGCCACCATTAATAAACTAAACAAAACAAAACGAAACAAAATGAAACTTACCCCCTATTGTCCCCCAAAGGGTGACGCGCCCAAATCCGTTCCCAGAGAGACCGTGCAGTACAAAAAGATTGCCGACTACTGGAACAGCGTCTGCGCCGAACTGCCAAAGGTGCAGGCCCTGAATGACAACCGCAAAAAAGCCGTTCGGGCAAGGGTAAAGGAACACGGGGAGGAAACCGTCCTGCAAGTCATCGCCCTGGTGAAACAGAGCGACTTTCTGTGCGGGCGAACCGGCAACAACTGGAATGCCAGCTTTGACTGGGTAATGAAACCCGCCAATTTCGTTAAAGTTCTGGAGGGGAACTACGTCAATAAGGCGCCGGCGCCGCCAAGTCCGCCGGGAACAGCCAGGCGCCTTGACGATCTAACCGATAACCCCTTTTTAAAAATAGCCATGGAGGAGGAAATGAAAATGAATGATACAGAAGCCGCCAAGGTTTTAGCGACCTTGAGAGCAGCCTACCCAAATACCTATCGGGATGTAAAGCCCGCCGACGCCAAAGCCGCCGTGAACCTTTGGACAAGGATGTTTAAAGACTACCCTTACGAGACCATCGACGGCGCAGTGATGGGCTTTATTGCCAACGACAAGAAAGGCTTTGCGCCCGTACCCGGACAGATCATGGATATGGTGCTGAAGATCACAGGAGAGCCGGAATTAACCGAAATGGACGCCTGGTCCATGGTGTCCAAAGCCCTGCGAAACGGCATTTATGGGGCTGAGGAAGAGTTTGATAAACTGCCAGAGGTTGTCCAGCAGGCCGTAGGGTCACCCAGTATGATCCGAAACTGGGCACAGATGGAATGCGACGCTGTGGAGTCCGTGATCCAGTCCAACTTTATGCGCAGCTTCCGGGCCAAGAAAAAAGCCCAGCGCGAAATGGCAGCCCTGCCAGCCGATGTGAAAGAAACCTTTGAGCAGATCAGCGGCGCCTTCGACATGAAGCAGATTGCGGGGTAGAGAATGAAAGCAACCGTAAGAGCCAAAGAGCTGCCAACCTACAAGCTGGCACCTTGGGCCATGAAATACAGTGTTGACCGGGAAAAAGGCATCCCGGTCGAAACACAGTTCTGGGGCACTCGGATGTTTATCGTCGATGATCACGTCCTGGTGATGAACGATGCCGCCGGAGAAGGGATGGGCATCCAAATGGAAAATATCCCAGCATTTATCAAAGAACTTCAAGAGATTTATGAGACTTACGGGAGGATGAAATGACCAAAGAACAGGAAGCGGTCCTAAAAAGAGCGCTTGACCATTACGGCATTGACAACCAGCTTACGAAGGCCGTGGAAGAGATGGCTGAGCTGACAAAAGAGATCTGCAAATTGAAGATCGCCGGACAAAACTTTAACGGCGCAGATTTAATCCAGGCCGACAGAACTTACTGGAAGAAAAAGCAGATGTTTATATTATGTTGATGCAGTTAGACCTGTATTTCGGGGGAATCCCTGGCGTATATTGACGCTAAAATAGCACGATTGAAGGAGCGGATGGATGAAAGCGATAAAGATTACCGTACCGGAAATACCGCCGAGCAATAATAAATATATGGACCGGAACAAAAAATGGGAGTATCAAACCGTTAAAAAACAATGGGATATGTTGATGCGAGCCAATATGCACAATTTTCCCAAAGAAGCGCTGTCAAACGCAGAAGTGCATATCCATTATGTCTTCGGTGACCGAAAGCGGCGGGACCCCGATAACTATGCCGGGAAGATGATCCTGGACCCGTTGGTAAAATATGGCATTATCCAAGATGACTGTTTTGGCTGTATCGACCTTCGGATCACAGCGGAATACATCAAAGGCCGCAATGAAACCCAGATTACCGTGACGGAGACAAGAAATGTTTGACCTAAAACAATGGGCCGCTGCCAACAAAGTCTCCAACAGCCAGCTCTGTCGAATGTCTGGTGTCTCGGAATGTACCATTGCCAGCGTAATGCGTGGGTGCAGCTGTACGGAGCGGACGCTAAAGAGAATCTGCCGGGGGATCGGGCGGCCGTATGATCCGGCAGAGTGGAGAAATTCGATCAAAGCGTCGTTAAAGCCTGTTCCGGTTGTGGACTATGATCGGGTTAGGAATTACCGGGGATGGCGCTCCATGGAGGAATTGAAGCGAAATCTTGGCCGTTGGTGAAATGGTTCGGGGTGGCCTTTGACGGAAAGAATTAAAATCCGGTGGGAATCTGGAGAGATTATTAGGATTTTACGGCACACACGTCGGTGTGGATGTGCGGCTGCGGACGATTCGGGGGAATACCCTGGTACTGCGGAAAAAGCTTCCAGATTGAACGATGTGGTGAAGTGGAAGGGGAAACGGAGGGAAGAAAATGCTAAAAGAAATGAAAAAGGAAACCTAAACTTCGATAGCCTTGGCTTTGAGCTGTTTGTTGGCGGCTTATTTGATAAGTGTAAGAATGTACAGGAGCTAGAATGGCTTGAAGAGCGAATGGTTGAAATTATAGAAATTACTGAGGAAACTTACGAAGAAGAATTGGAGGAAGAAAATGCCAGTACAGATTGATATGGAAATGCCGGAAAGCTGCCTAGATTGCAGATTTTGCATAAAAGAGTCTTATGGCGGTGCCAATTGTATTGCATCTGGAATATGGGGCAGAGAAATATGTGAGCATGTAGAATCAATACCATGTGTAATAAGAAAGAAGTGGTGTCCGCTAGTGGAGGTTGAAGAATGAAGCGATTAACCGGAAAAGAACAAGATTATTATTGGCTTAAAGGCTATCGAGACCCATGTAGGGCAATTGATCAGCTCGGACGGTATGAAGATATTGGATTTTCGCCAGAAGAACTACAGC